TCCCATAGTGACTCACAACACAAGCAAAGCGCCTGACTAGATCGCTGCGTGCTTGACTTGGGGAATGTGCGCGGCTACCGATTCCCCAAGTCACCATGCTCGCATCAGAATCAGATTTGGCCCTTTGGACACGAAAAGATCGCAAGACCATTCGTGCGAAACTCATTGACGTTCAGCACAAAAAGGGGCCTCGGGCATCGAAGCTGTTCGAGTCGGACGTGGCGTTGGCTGTGCTGTATGGAAAGGTGGAGAAAGGTGACAAAAACGCACTCACTCCCCAGGAGGCCGCGCGCCGATTGACCATCAAGCGCACGGAGGAGATTGATCTGAACATGGAAGTGCTGCGCGGAAAACGCATCCCGTTGGAAATTGTGGACGCATCGGAAGACAAGGCGATCACGAACTGCGCCGGCATCCTCAAGGCCAGCGAGGGGAAAGTGCTTACGGCGGAACTTCTACAAGAGATTTTCGCCGAGTTTCGCAACATGGGGGAAGCGTTAAGGGAGCACGCAAAGCACATCCGAGAGGAGGCTGATTCTGGTGAGTGACTGGATCTCAGAAGCGGCGCACCTAGAAAACCTTGGCGAAAAGTTTATCACCCGGTTCGCTCCATGGTCAAAGATGACTCCCGAGGAGTGGGCGCTAGAGGTTTATCGCCTGCAAAACGGATCGAAATTTTCGTTCGACTACGCGCCCTACTCGCGTGCCATGTTCCGCAGCCTGTTCGACCGAAACACGGTGGACACGTCGTTCCAGATGTACTCGCGCGGACTGAAAAGCACTGTCATCCTCATCGCCATCGGGTTCCTGATTGACCAATCTCCGCGGCGTATCCTTTCGTTGTGGCCGACAAACAGCAACGCCGAGAAGTTCAGCACGGACAACCTGTGCGGCGAGCTGCTGGACTCGACGCCGTGCCTGAACTTCCTTGGCAGCAAGGCCAAGAAGCGGACGGGCGGCAACACCATGCTGGCGAAGAAGTTTCCTGGCGGTCGCATTGACCTGTTCGGCGCGAACGCACCCGGCGACATGCGGCGTGCGAAAGGATCGTTCCTTTATGCTGACGAAATAGACGCCATCAAGACGGAGGAAACCGATGAGGGTGATCAGCTTGCCATCTTTGCAAAGCGCGGGAGTGAATATCCCGATACCATTCAGGTCTTCGCAAGCTACCCGGCACTCAAGCTCCTCGATGCACATGGAGAGCCGATGAACGGGCACAGCCGGATCAACTCGAAGCTAATCCGCACGGATGAAAACCAATGGCATTCAACGTGCGTGGAGTGCGGCGGCGAGCCGTTCGTGATGCACCGCTCGCAGATTCGGTATGAGAAAGGGAGACCGGAGACGGCGCGGCTGGAATGTCCGCGATGCCACGCACTGCTTACAGACACACAGCGGCACGACATGGCTCACCGTCAGGGATTCGACTGCTGGAAACCGACGCGGGAGTTTCGCGGGCACCGCGGATTTCAAGGAAACGCGATGCTTTGGCCGCATCCGACCGATCCGGTGAAATGTCCCGGCGGGGCGTTACAGATGATCGCGCAACAGGAACTCGATGCCGAGCGGAGCGACAATCGAAAGCGTTCGCTGCGCGTGCTTGTCAACACGGTGGACGCCGAGCCGTTCGACCCGCTCGATGAGACGGAGACGCCGCCGGACTGGAAAGTTCTGTTCGACCGGCGCGAGGATTACGAGGTTGTGCCGGCACGGGCCGCGTTCCTCACCGCATTCGTGGACGTGCAACGAGACAGGTTGGAAATTGGATGGGACGCATGGGCGCGTGACGAAGAAAGTTGGGGCATGGATCACACTGTCCTCGATGGATACACGTCGCATCAGGAAGTTTGGGATGCACTGTTGCGCGAGTTTGCGCGAAAGTTCCCGCATGAGAGCGGCGCATCGCTTTCACTTGGGCAGGCGTTCATTGACGGCGGCGCGTACGCGGAGGACGTGTATCGCTTTTTTCAGCGCCTAGCACGGAAGCCGGTGGAGGGCATCAGCGGCAAGGTTTATGCCAGCAAAGGATACGGCAAGTTTGGGATGCCGATTGTCACCCGAAAGATTTCTACTGTGGCTGGGAATTTGAAGGGTAACGCCGTCGGTACGTGGGAGGCGAAGGATTTGATCTACCAGCGTCTCCGAATGAAGGAACCGGGCGCGCAGTTCATCCATTTGAACAAGAAATTCGGTGAAGCATTTGTGCGGCAAATGGTCGTCGAGAAAGTTGCAATCGAGTACGACGGTGGGCAGGAAATTCGGAAGTATGAAAATGAAGGCGACGCACGGAACGAAGGTCTGGACATCAAGGTTGGAAACCTCGCTGCGGTTCGTCGCGTGCATCGGAATTGGGATGCACTTGAAGCGAAGATTGCAGAGGATTCAGAAGGGGTGAAAACCGGAGAGGTCGCCGCGCAACCGCCAAAAGTCGCCGTATTCTCGCCAAGCGGCGGCGGGTGGAGGGTCTAGGCCGTAGCTACTTCAGCAGCCCCATCGCCCGCGCCTGTGCGGGGTGGCTGTGAACCTCGGCGTGGTGGAAGTGGCACAGCCCGCTCCATGTGGACGTGACGTTCAGGTTCTTAAATCGGCCTTCCCGGTGGTGGATCTCCGTCGCGAGGCACGGGCATTGCGGCCACTGGCAGGCGGGGTGGTCGCTCAGGTATTCAGCGCGCAGCTTGGCGTAGATGCGGAGTCGGGCGGACTGCTTGGCGCTGACACGGCGGAGAGGCGAACGTCTCACGGCTTCCTCCGCCTGCGATGCTCCATCATCACGGCCACAGCACGAACGGCGTCGCTTTCGCACACGTCGGCGGGGGTTTGGCAGATGTCCGACACAGGCTGGTTCGGGATGGCGGTTTGGAGCCAGGACAGCACGGCGTTGCCGTCGAGGTTATTGTCGGCGATGAAGCGCGTCAGGGAGTTCATGGCGTGACGTTTCGCGGTTTGGAGCGTCCCGTCAACGACATTTCGCTTGCCAGCAGGACGGGGTGAGGTGAGCGTGGCGACGAATCCGCCGGGAACATCCCCGCGACGCAGCAAGAAAAAAATCTTGGTTGAAAACTGTGCCGCGCGCCCTTAGCCAAATGGCGGGGCGGGCAGAATCCCGCGATGTTCACGAAACAGATTTCATTGACATGCCTAAATCGAAACGCTCGTATCAGGCGTGACTCACCCCGACCCCTCCATGAGAAACAACACCAACAGTGCCCACGCCCACCTCAACATCCGCTCCCGCCACCGCTTCCGCGACGCCGTGAGCAGCAAACGCCACGGCGAATCTGCGGACGACATACGGATCGCCTGCCACCTGTGGCTTCTCAGGCGATGCCCCGGATACGCCGAGGAGCACGCCGCACACGTCGAGCAGTGCGCGCGTAACTTCGGACGGGCGTGTTGACGGAAGCGGAATCCCCTTGCCAGCGCGCCGAGATGGTGCGATGATTCCCGTGTTGCCAATCATGGTGACGCGCCGATTCAGACCGGCTCAAAGCCTTTTTCATCGCCCCTTCCGTGCCGCTCTCATTCGAGGCGGGTCTGACACGGAAGGGGCAACTTTTGCAAAAATGAACACCGTCACCCAAAAGGCCGAATGGCGCTTCCCGATTGAAAACAGTTTCGTGCGCGACACGTCCCTTTCCGTCGAGGCGCGGCTGCTCTACATCATCATCAAGGGCTACGTCGGCCCCGAATGCGAAATGCCGTTCCCCTCGCTGAACACGCTCGCGAGGCACATGGACAGGCACCGTGTCAGCGTTCAGAAGCACCTGAAAGAATTGGAGCATTCCGGCTACATCGAGCGGCTGAAAACGAGGCGGAACGGCATGTTTTCCTCCACGCGCTACGTCCTGAACGACCGTAGTCAAAAAAAATCACTACGGTTCCCACCGACTACGGTAAAAGTGACTACAAAGAGGTACCAGCTTAAAGATGTACCATCCGATGCAAAAGATCGTCTAAAGAAGTCTAAAGAGACACCGGAAGTTTCCGGTGTGGAGTTTTTTGAAGAAATTCCGGCAGAATCGAAGCCGGATATGCGAGCAAAGGAGGAAAAGCTCAAGACGGTCAAAGTGCCTTGGCAATACCCATCGGAACTCGAGTTCAATGAGTTCGTCGTGTCCGAGAATCTGGACAACGTGGCAAACCGGAACGGCAACCTCTACGCCACCCTCTGCGCTCGCAAGTGGCACGACTGGCGATATCGTGACGCGAAATGGGTTCGCATTTCAGACTGGCGAAGCTACGTGACCGGACTGGAAGAGACGATGGAGGCCGCACGCACGCGGACACGCCGATGATTCTCACACGCAAAACCATTCACGCCCGCGAGATCGCGCGGCTGTGCGAGGTTTAGGGCTTGCAATACACCACAACAGGCGGTATGAAGTGACGCTAAATGGCATCCGTCACCACTACCGCTGGAGTTCCTTCGTCAATCGAGGCGGGCGACGAGTATCATTTTACGGTGAACTACCCGAGCTTTCCGGTCGGGACGTGGACGGCGGTTTTCGTGATGGCAAAAGGTACCGGAACTCCGGTCAGCACAGCAGCGACAACCAGCGGAAACGACTTCCTAATTACGTTCACAAGTGCTGTCACTGCGGCGCTTGGAGTGGCCGGCACCGGAGAATATCAATGGGCGATGTACGTGACATCGAGCAGCCAGCGCACGACCGCCGACACTGGACTCATCACGGTGCTGCCAAACCTCGCCGTCGCGCGCACGCCGAGCTTTTCGGAGGCGCAAGTGACGCTGTTGCAAGGAGTTCTCGCGTCGTTCAACGCGACCGACAAGATGAAAGTGGACTTCAACGGCCAGATGTTCCAGCGGGCGCACATCGTGGACTACCAAAAGCAGCTTGTCTATTATCAGGCCGCGGTCATCCGTGAACAGCAGGCGCTCAAGGCGCAGCGTGGCGAGCACACGGGCGGGCGGATCGATCCGTTCTTCGTGCCGCAGTGGACTGGCCCTTACCTCAACCCTTACGTTCGATGAACCCATTCAAATACATTCGCGGCCTGTTTGGAAGCAAAGGCAAGGTCGAGCAGCGCAACTACCGGGAGGCCATTTCACTCGGCGGCGTGAACTCGGATTGGAGCACGTTAAATTCGAGTGAGGATTCCCAAATTTGGATGAACGCCTACCTCCTCACGGCCCGCACGCGTTCGCTGGCGCAGACGAATCCGACGTTTTGTCGGTACCGCGAACTCATCTGGGGCAGCGTCTTCGGCGACGCCGGCACGATGCTGCGCATGAAGGTAAAGGAGCAGGAGGATCGCGTCATCCACACCGCCGCGGAGAAAGCTGCCATCCGCGCCCACGAGGAACGCCGCAACCGTGTGCTGCGCTACGTCGCCGAAAAAGAGGAACGCACATTCGAGCCGTTCGTGATGCTGCGCGACTTCGGCACCAACGGATCTCGCGTCGCACAGGTGAAGGTCGGCGAGCCGGACGTGTTCGCTAACCAGCTCATCGAGCGCAAATGGAAGGAATGGCAGCGCGCCGAGTTCTGCGACGTGCGGAAGACCCGCACCTACGCACAGATCCGCCAGCTTCGTCTTTGGAGTGCCATCCGTGACGGCGATTTCTTCATTCGCCTCGTGCGCGGTAAGAACGTCAACAAATTCGGCTTCTCGCTCCAGCTCATCAACGCAGAGTGGGTGGATCGCTTCTACAACGACACGATGCCAAACGGCGATGAAGTCCGCATGGGCATCCGCTACAAGATGAACTCGTGGGGACTCGGCGAGCCGGTGAGCTACTTTTTAATCAAACGTCAACCGAAGGACTGGCAGTTCAGCGTGCCGGGCGCATTCAACTTCTACGGCGGCGCACTGCACGACGAGATTCCGGCAAGCGAGATCATCCACTACGCGCGCCCGATTGACGCCGAGAGCACACGTCCCGCGCCGTGGGTGGCATCCTGCATCCCGGTGGCTCGCCAACTCAGCCAATACGCCATCGCCGAGGTCATCGCCGCGCGTGCGCAGGCGTGCAAAGTCGGATGGCTGTCCTCGACCGTCGTGCCCGAGGGCGGCGTCCCGACCGACGTTGATCCGCGCACCGGAGTCCCGCGGCAGGAACTCACGCCGGGCAGCATCGTCGGCCTTCCGTGGGGCGTCGAATACACGGAGTCCGATCCGAAGCACCCGAACGGGAATTTCGAGAACTTCCGCAAGGCGATGCTTAGGGAGCAGAGCGCCGGTATGCCGGGAGCGGCGTACTCGGAACTTGCGAACGACTACGAAGCGATCTCGTTCAGCGCAGGTCGTCTCCAGCATCTTGCTACGTCCAACATGACGTACATGATTCAGCAGTTCGACATTGACGATGCTGAGATCCCGATTTTCGAGGCATGGCTGGAAATGGCGCTGATGACCGGACAGATTCCTTTGCCGCTCGCCAAGCTGGAAAAGTTCAATACTCCGCACTTCCAAGGCCCGCGCACCCCGCAGGTGGACGAGGTGAAGGAGGTCACTGCCGCAGCCCTTCGTGTCGCGAACCATTTCAGCAGCGACCAGCACGAGTGCGATCAATACGGCGTGGACTTTGAGGAAATGCTGTTCGAGCAGGCCGAGGCCAACATGCTCAAAGAATCACTTGGCATGAGCACAGCGAAGACCGTCGAGAAACCAGCAGCCGTAGCTGCGCAGCAGGACGACAGCGAAGACGGCGATGGAGCGGACGATGAACCCGCGAAGCCAGCCGACAAGCCCGCGGCGAAACCTGCCAAGAAAAAGCACATGACGAAATCGAAGCGTGTGCAACTCGTTCCATGAAAGTAATCGAACTCACAAAGGGGGCAGTTGCCATTGTTGACGACGAAGATTTTGAGCGTCTCGCGCAATTCAGGTGGTACTGTGATCACATGGGATATGCGCGAAGAAATGTAAAATCTACACCCGGAAAGCAGCGCGCCATCCTCATGCACAGAGAGATCATTGCGAATGGGTCAGATAAACATGTGGATCACATAAATAGAAACCCTCTGGATAATCGGCGATGCAATTTACGACTGGCGACCGCCTCTGAAAACATGGCGAACAGAGCAATGCACTCAAACAACAAGGCAGGGAAAAAAGGCGTGAGCTTTGATAAGTTCAGAAGGAAATGGCGCGCCCAAATCAAGAAAAACGGGAAAGTTAAAAATTTGGGCAGATTCGAGACTGTTGAGGCCGCTCATGCCGCCTACGTCTCTGCCGCTACATTGATGCACGGCGAATTCGCCAGATTTAACTGATATGAGTAAGATCAAGCCAGGAAACCCGAAACGGAAAAAAAAACCCCGTCGCGAGCCGGACCCGTTTGAAAAGTTCCACGTCGAACATCGCGATCCCGTCAATCTCCACACACGATAATCCAATGAACAAAAAACAAATCGAAATCCCGCAAACATTGTTCCGCGCAGGTGTTGCCACCATGAGCGAGGACAAGAAGACTCTCCGGCTCTCGATCAGCAGCGACGAGCCGTATTTGCGCTACGACTACCGCACTGGTGATCCGTATTACGAGAAGCTGGATCACGCGCCCGGCGGAATGGATGTGACGCGCATCAAGAATGGCGCACCGCTGCTCTACAACCACGACCGCTCGCTTCTGCTCGGCACCATCAGCAACCCCACATTCGAGAATGGCCGTTGCTATGTGGACGCGCGCATGAGTGATGCGCCCGACGTGGCGAGCTACAAACAAAAGGTGGACGAAGGAATCCTCAAGGACACGTCCATCGGCTATTCCATCGAGGACGACGGCGAAGAAGAGGGCGAACGCGACGGAATACCCATCGTTCGCTTCAAATGCCGCGTGTTTGAGACGAGCTTGGTCACAATTCCCGCAGATCCGACCGTTGGCGTAGGCCGCGGCGAGCGCCCCGAAGGGATGCAATTCCGCACGCTCGACATTTTTTCTAAAAAAACACTTGCTATTGTGGTAGAACCGCCTAAAAGCGACGCAACACCACAACATATGGCACTCGAAACTCCCGCAGCACCCGTCATCGAAACCCCGAAAGTCAATGTCGTCGCCGAGCGCGAGGACGCCATCAAGGTCGAGCGGAAGCGCATCGCCGAAGTGCAGGAGCTTGAAAAGCACATCTGCGAAAAGGGCGTGTTTGGCCGCAAGGTCGATCCGTCCGCAATTCACGCGATTTCTGCGCGGATGATCGCCGAAGGCAAGCGCGTCGAGGACTTCCAAGGTGAGCTGATGCGTTCCGAGCTTCCCGAACTCAAGCCCATCACGACCTCGCCAGACATCGGCGCGAGTCAGCGCGACATCAGCAAGTATTCGCTCGTCCGCGCGATGAACGGTGCCCTCGGCCAGTTCAACCGCAAGAAGTGGGAAGGTCTGGAGCGCGAGATGCACGACGCCACCACCAAGCAGCTTGGCCGCGAGTCCAATGGCGGATTCTTCGTGCCGAACGACGTGATGGCTTACCGCGCGCTCGCCACCAACGTCTTCACCGGAGCCGGTGCATTCGTTCAGGCTGGCCCGCAGGGGCAGAGCATGATCGAGCTTTACCGCAACCAGATGAAGGTCGTGAAGATGGGTGCTCGCACCCTCTCCGGCCTGGTCGGTAATCTCGCGATTCCGGCGCAGACTGGCGGCGCGACTGCCTACTGGCTCCCGGAGAACGGCACAATCACGGCCACCGACCAGACGGTTGGACAGGTCGCGCTCACGCCGCAACGTCTCGGTGCTGCCACGGCCTTCACGCTCCAGCTTCTCGCGCAGACCGACAACCCTGACATCGAGAACTTCGTCCGCGAGGATCTGATGAAGGTGCTGGCACTCGCCAAGGACAAGGCCGCGCTCGTCGGCGCAGGCAGCGCGGGTGAACCGCTCGGCATCTACAACACGTCTGGCCTCTCTACTTCCGTCACGCTGGCGAACGCCGGCACGATGACCTACGCGGAAGCCCTTCGCTTCGAGCTGAACGTCGCGAACAACAACGCGGATGTGGGAAGCCTCGGATACCTCACCACGCCGACCGTGCGCGCCGGCACGAAGGCCGTCGCCGAAATCGCCGCGGCGAACTCGCTTCCTGTCTGGAAGAACAACATGGTGAACGGCTACCCCGCCGACGCCACGCTGCAAATCACCAGCGCTGGCACTGTGTTCTTCGGCAACTGGGCCGACCTCATCATCGGCGACTGGGCGGGACAGGAAATCATCGTTGACCCCTACTCGCTCTCGCTCCAAGGCCAGGTGCGAATCGTCATGCAACAGCTCACGAGCGTCGCGCTTCGTCACGCGAAGTCGTTCAGCGTCTCCACCAACTAATCATGTCTGACCGAATTTGCAAAGTTGTCCGCGGGACGACGCACGACGGCAAGGCTCTCAACGAGGGCGACGAAGTGCTTCTTCCTGAGGACATCTACCGTAAGCTCTCCATGACGCACGACGTTGTGGAGATCCTGCCGCAAGCAAAGCCGGAACCCGCTCAAAAATCCACCGCACAACCAATCAAGAAAACCGCATAACCTATGGCACTCAATCCCGATCTCAATGGCGCACTCACCGCCAACACGTTGCTCAACAAACACGTCCTCGTGGCTGCGGGAACGCAGACCGGCGTTGGCGTTGACCTCACCGGCTACGTCGGCAACCTCATGGTGATTCTCAGCGCAGCCGGTGCCAATACCGATGGAGGCGCGACGATCACGTATTCGCTGCTCGACAGTGCCGACAACACCACGTTCGCGGCGCTCACGACCCCGACGTTCGCAGCCGTCACCGCGGCCAGCACGCTCGCCACGGTCGCGCTCGACCCGAAGGCGGTGCGTCGCTACGTCCAGTTCAAGGCGCTGACTGCCAGCACCACTGCGACGTTCACCACGTCGGCGGTGCTCATCGGACTCAAACAGCGCGTCGGCAGCTTCTAAATCTAGCGTAGGGTTGGTACTCATCTCGGGCCGCTCGGATAAATCTGAGCGGCCCTTGCTTTTTGTTGTTGACGAACCCACGCGCACGGGTTTATGTGTGAACCGTGAACGAAATTCACGAACTCTGCTGGAAATGCGAAAGGCCGAAGATTCCGCTTAGGACTGCAATAAGAAGGACTGTGTCGCCATCTGGAAAAATCTACGTAACACGAGAGTGCAAGGACTGCGAAAGCGGAAAGCAGCAGATGGTGCGCATGAGAAAGGTTTTTGGGATCACGGATTTTACGCGCCGGAATATGCCGATTCTTTTCCATACAAGGCGTGGGGAAAAGTTTTGGACAAATGCGAATACCGCTGCGCGATTTGTGGAGAGCAAAAGCCGATGACAATTGACCATATTGTTCCAATGTCCAAGGGCGGAAGTCTTGAGATAGAGAACCTGCAACCGCTTTGTCGAAGCTGCAATTCGCGCAAATCGAACCGATGAAAACGAAAAACAAGGCCGCACAAGAATTGGCGAGACTTAGCCGATTGAACATCACCGAGAAACAAAAGTCAGCGTCGCGGCGCAACGGAAAGCTCGGCGGCAGACCGAAGAAGAAGAAATCCAAATGAACGTCGAAAATATGAAGTGCGCGGATTGTCGGTTCTGGAAACCCTTCAGTTCTTGCGGACAGTGCCGCAGGTGGTCCCCGAAAAGCAGCGTCGGCAGCAGTGGGCAGAGTCAGCCTGTGTGGCCGCTCACTGAAGGCAATGACTGGTGCGGAGAATTCCAGCACAAAGCCAATTTCACAGAGGTCAAACCATGACTGCCCGCACCCTAAACATCGAACTCCTCACCCGCGCGCAGGACTTGCAGCGCGACAAGAAGTGGGCCGAAGCGATCCCGCTCTGGCGCGAGCATCTGGAATTTGACCCGCAGGACGCCGCCGTGTGGTTCAATCTCGGCGCGGCATTGCAGGCGACAGCGGACTCGCCGGCAGACCGCTACGCAGCGGCAGAGTGCTACCAGAAAGTGCTGACATGCCCAGGCGTCGAGATGGACACAAAGGCACACGCCATGTCGAACCTCGGCGTGATGATGCTCAAGGTCGGGCACCACGCCAAGGCGACGATCTGCTTCAACCTCGCCACGCAGATTGACCCGACAAACGCCGCTGCCCGCGTGAACCTCGGCGACGCTTTGCGCTACGAGGGAAAATACGACGAGGCGGACGCGGAATTCGAGGCCGTGTTGAAGCTCGACCCGGAAAGCCACGGCGCGAAGTTCAGCAGCGGGATGATCAAGCTACTGCTTGGCGATCTCGCGGAAGGTTTCGCCGGCTACGAGAGCCGCTTCTTCGTGGAAAGTTTTCCGGCGAAGCGTTTCATCACGGATGTTCCAGTGTGGAGCGGCGAGGACTTGGACGGAAAGACGCTTCTTTTGACGCAAGATCAGGGGTTCGGTGATCAGCTTCAGTTCATCCGCTATGCTGCCGAGATCAAGCGCGAGTGGCCGACGTGCTGCATTATATTTCGCGGCGATGAACCGCTGCGCAACATCATGCTGTGCGCCGATGGGGTGGACGAATTCGTGAGCAACGCCAGCGAGACCGCCTACGATTACCACGTCGCGACTATGAGCCTTCCGTTCCGTATGGGCACCACGCTCGCGTCAATACCAAGCGCGGTGCCGTATATCGGGACCGGCGGCGCTGGTATCATATCCGATGAGAAGCTTGAGTCGGGATCATTTAATGTCGCGCTGGTTTGGGCTGGCTCGCCTCGGCACGGTCGCGACGAGTTCAGGAGCTTTGCGCCAGAGTTATTCCAGCCTCTCGTGGACGCGCACCCTGAATGCTCTTTTTACTCGCTCCAGTGCGGCCCGCGCGCCGATGAGGCAGCCAAGCTGCGTAACGTGACGGATCTCGCGCCACTTATAAGCGACTGGACTCACACCGCGCAGGCGCTCCAGCAACTCGACCTGCTCATCACCGTGGACACCGCCGTTGCTCACTTGGCCGGCGCGCTTGGCTGCAACGTCTGGATGCTGACACCGCACTCGCCGGACTGGCGGTGGCTGCTCGGGCGCGACACGTCGCCGTGGTATCCTTCCATGCGCCTGTTTCGTCAGGAGCGCGAAGGCGACTGGCAGAGCGTCATTAAACGAATCAGCGAAGCACTATGAACAAGAACGGACTCGACACATACGAAAGCGACGCCAAAAAGCAGTCGCGCAGAATCATCGCGGAGGAATTATTCCGCAGAGTGAAACACCCGGCATTCTCGACGGTACTTTATTTGCCGGGTCCGCACGACTATCAGCGCAAGTCGCTTCTGAATATCGGATTCAAAAACGAAAACATCTTCGGCGTAGACTTGGGCGCAAACGTGCAAGCCGTGCGCGACCGTGGCGGGTATTGCATTGAGGGAAAGCTGCACGAAGTGATTGATAACTGGCCGACACATCGATGCATTGATGTAATCCTCGCCGACCTCTGCTGCGGATTGGGCGGCACTGCGCTGGAAACCGTAAGAGCAATCGGTTGTCTTTACGAAAAGCAAAAGTGCGCGCCGATTGTTTATATGAATCTTCAACGAGGGAGGGATGCAGACACAAACGGAGTGAGGGAATTTCTCAAAGGCTTGCGGTCAGATAGCTACTCGAAACACCGGGTGCTTCAGCTAATAATGTGGCAATACTCAGAATTTGGGATTCATAACAAGGACGCGTTACATCGCGCATTTGGAAATGACGGAGACGCGATTGCAAAACATGCTTGCGAGGAAATCGACATGATGAAAATCCGAATGTGGGATTACAAAAATGCAGCATCTTCCGTAGTGATGGACAGCATGATATTCCAGTGGCCAAGATGGTTAATTGGAGAAAAAAGAGACGCGGCAAAAGTTACGACACAACGCATCGCCGCCACGCTCGCAACCGCAACCCGCCGCCGCAACGAAAGGATCGCAGCATGACCCGCCTCGAATCCTTCATGGCCGCACGCGCGGCGGAGACTTATCCCGAGCCAGTCACCGCACAGCACTCTGAAATCACGAGCATGATGGCACCGCTTGTCGCTGCGATGCTTCCGGCAGGCGCGAGCGTGCTTGACGTGGGCTGCGGGCAAGGGCCGGCGCTGGAATGGTTCAAGGCGCACGGATTTAAGGCACTTGGTATAAGCTCCAACGCAAAGGAAACGGCAGAGCTTAACGACCGCGGCTTTCACGTTCTTTTGCGAGACATGCACGAAATGCTTTTACCAGCAACCTGCTACGATTGCGTGTGGGCGCGGCACGTCCTAGAGCATTCCGTGATTCCCTTTTTCGTGCTGTACGAATTTGCGCGCGTGCTGAAACCGGGCGGCATCCTATACGTGGAAGTTCCAATGCCTGACACGCCATGCAACCATGTCGCAAATCTGAACCATTACAGCGTTCTCGGTAAGGACGCATGGCTATGTCTTATCGCCCGCTCAGGCTTTGAGCTTCACGAAGTCCGCGAGATTGGCCTGCAAACTATGGCAGGACCGGACAAATATCTGAGCGTGATCGCTCGCAAGCTATGAAAACCATGCACTTCGCAGGCTCTCCCGGCACCGGCTACGGATGGGGCGTGTTTAACGCCAACATGTATCGCGAACTCGACAAGCACTTCGTCATGGTGACATCGAACCACGACCCGGTTGACGTGTGCTTTATGCCGGTTGACGGCGCATTCCGACCGCTCACGCCAGCGCGAGGGAAGGTCAACGTGTGCATGAACTTTTTCGAGTCGCCGCTGGAACCGGACGCGCGAGAGAACGCCGCGCAATTCGACGTGTGTTTCGTCGGCTCGACATGGTGCCAGCAGCGATGCGCAGAGGCGGGCATCCTCAATACGCGCGTGCTCATCCAAGGCGTTGACGGCGACATCTTCAAGCCGCAGCCGCCGCGCGGACCGGACGGCACGATCCGCATTTTCAGCGGCGGCAAATTCGAGTATCGTAAAGGGCAGGACTTGGTGATCGCAGCCTTCCGCGAGTTCGTGAAGGTGCATCCCGAGGCGCACCTTGTCTGCGCGTGGCATAACCCGTGGCCTCAACTCATGTTAGCAGCCGTTTGCGATAAGCGATGCGCGCTCAATCCAAAGGCGAGCGGGCAAACTCAGGAGGAATATCTCGAATCACTTCTCGTCATCAACGGTATCCCGCGCGAGTCATTCACCATCCTCCCGCAACTCAGCCAACACGACCTCGCGCGCGAGATGGCGAACACGGATTTCGGACTGTTCCCGAATCGGTGCGAGGGCGGAACGAACCTCGTCCTGATGGAATACGCGGCACTAGGCCGCGAGATTGTCGCAAACGTGCTGACCGGCCACGCCGACGTTGAAAACGCAATCTCGATGCCGATTGAAGCGACCGAAGACGAGAATCATTGGGCGCTTCAACCCGTCGCCAACATCACCGACGCGATGAGGGACGCAGCGGATTACCCCCGGAGCGATTTCACCGGATGCTCATGGACATGGGAGGACGCGGCGAAAACGGTGCTCTCGGAGATTGACAATCTCTCCTGAGCGTAGCAACCTGTGCGGCGATGGCAAACCAATTCACTTCTGCACTCGGCGAACTCGCGGCGTGCGAGACTGCCGAATTTGGAACGTCGTGTGCGGCAACCATCGGAACGCAGACGGTCGCGTGTGTGATTTTGGAAGACCCGTTCAACCCGATCATCGCCGAAGACGGCGGCGGCTTGTCCAGTTCAGGACAGCAAACGATCATGGTTGACAAGTCATTGCTCACATCGTTTGCCAATTCACCGAACGGCGAGCCGCCTGTCAACGTGACGCCCACCGTGGTTCTTGGCATCTCCGCATTCGTGCTTTCCGTGAACAACAAGCTAGGGGTGCTCTACATCACCACCGGATTCCCGACGTAAAATGCAAGAATCACTTGGAACCACTATCAGTAATTGGGTGATCTCGGCTTTCAGAGCATTCGCCGTCCTTCCGTTTGACTTGCAGATCGAGCCGTTCGTTTCCGGGGCCGAGGCGCAATCGGAAAGGCTCATCATCAAGGTCGAAATCGGAAACCAGTATTGGGAGGCCGACGAAGGCTACAACGGCACGATGACGATCACGTTCAAGACAGTGGAGCGCGATGCCGCGATTGCGGATGACAAATGGGCAAAGGCAGAGGCCGCGCTGTTCGCTGGAATGCAGACCGCAGGATCGCTTGCCGCGATGCAAACGCTGTTCCAGCGCATCTGCTTTCTCACGAATGATGCAAGCTCATCGCTCGACAACACCGACAACTTTCGCCGCTACACCCGCACAATCCCGCTTCAAGTTAAACCGATTTGAAGTTTTCGCTTGCAATTCAACACAATCCAACCTAAAGCATCTCCGATATGGCCGCTCTCGCTCAAACCGCCGGTTCCTTCGTTCCCTCCGCAGGGGCACTTTTCACCAACCTGAGATACGTCTTCGGTGCAACCGTCCTAGCCGGCCAGCCGTGCTACGTGGACGCAAACAACCTCATCCAGCTCGCGCTGAACGACACGGTGGCCCACGCAGCGGTCACGGGATTTGCCGAACTCGGCGGATCTGCCGGGCAATCGTCCCGCCTTGTGATTTCCGACCCGAACCTCGTGCTCGGCTCCACAATGGTCATCGGCGACACGATTTATCTCTTTTCAACCGCTGGCACTTTCACGAAAACGGCTTCGGACCTCGGCACAGGGAAGGTCACGACGCTGTTGGGTACCGCAAAGTCCACCACCGTCCTGAACTTCACCGCCGGGCCTATCACCGCCGGCACGCTCACACCGTAATCCTGATGCCGCTCGATCCCGCCATCCAGCAACTCATCACAGCGCGAGACAACGCTGTGAAGGCTATTGCCGTTCAGGAGGATGCCTTTAAGCGGGACGGATTCGACCGGAGCGTGTCCATCGCTAGCCTCACGCGCGACATTGCCAATTACGAATTTCAGATTGAGCGATTGTCACCAAAGACGGAGCAGGAAGCGCCTGTTGAGCAGGTTGTTGAGCAGACCGTCGCCGAAGACCACGAATCCACCGAAACTCACACACCCGAATAACCCACTATGGCAATCCAATTCCTCGGCCAAGGCGCAGTTGCGCTCTACTCGATCCCGTCTGCCGAAATCGGCATCAACATCAAGGACTACTCCCTGGATGTCACGCCGGAGTTCCGCCTGCCGATCAACAACATCGGCAACGAAGTGGACGGCATGGCAATCGGAAACCCGAAAGGCGACTTGAAGTTTTCGGCTGAGACGAAAGCCATCACCACCGCCGGCTGTATCGCCCTGGCGAACTTCTACACGCCGTTCGTGATGGCAAACCGCACGGACTACTTCGGGCGCTCGCAGGGTGGCATGTATGTCGTGTCGCTCTCGTTCAAGGCCAGCCGCGGCGCATGGGCCGAGTTGGATGCGAGTCTTGAAAGCCACTGGAATTTGGCATAATGGCTGGAGAACTACAAGGCACCGTCGCAACTCGGCTCGCCAACGGCAGCTTGGTTGACCCGAACTTGAGCGCAGCGTTTTCGATCACGCAGGGAACTGCGCTGATGGACGTGCTCACGGTGTCGGTCACGACTTCTGAGGGAGACATCACTTTTCCAAGCGTCACAACCCTTGGCTGGATTCGGATCAAGAACCTCGACACCACGAACTTCATCAAGTACGGCCCGAAATCCGGCACGATGGTTGTCCTTGGAAAGCTCAAGGCGGGCGAGGAAGCATGGTTCCGCATGATGACTGGAATTACACTTCGCATGATCGCCGACACCGGGACGTGCAAAGTGCAGATCAGGGCATATAACGACTGAGCTAGATTTTCAGCACAACAAAAGGGCGACGGAACCCTCGAAACGTCACATCAAAATGAGCAACGAACCAAAACCAATAGAAGCTGGCGAGCAGGCATTTACCACGACGGACGCGGAACTTGCAAACGCCCTCATCACGGCAGGTTGCCGATACGCCCCGGCGGATTCCGGCGGCCCGGCGCAAATGCACTTCACCCCGGATCGGCTTCGTGGCATGTGGGTGACGAACAGGTTGCCGGACGGACAGAGAATCCGGCGCACCATGCTACCACAGGGCGGATCATCCGCGGTGGACTTCGAGCTTGCGGCCATGCGCGCAGTGAAGCTGAAAAACCCCGGAATCGTCACGCATTTCATCGTGCGGGACACCGTATTCCGAGAGGCAATCGCGGCACACGACGCCATCGTTGGCGTGTTCGCTGATGCTGATCGCACCGGCAACCCTCCGGCGCTTCCGAATCTTCAAGCGATGACAGAGGCCGCGATGATCATGACCGTGCTTTTCATCGCCCGCAAGAACCGGGATACAGTGGACGCAATGGGATGGCTGCGTTCGCCGATGTTGGCGCTGACCAGCGTGAAGCGGGACATCAAGCCGATCAAGGGCGCATCGCAGGCGACGCTTGAGGAGATGAGCTACAAGGCCGAGGGCAACGGAAAGATTTGGTCGATGGATCTCGGCGATGATGACCGAGCCCACATGGAAATTCACCCGAAACCAAGGCCGTGATCATTACACACGGCAGGTTCATCTTTGGCACCACTGGGGATAAACCAATTCTTCCTCCTGGTTTTAGTTTCATTGAGAGAGAGGATGATTTTCTTCGCGCCACCCGTGACTTCGGTATCACCTGTTACTTCGTGACCAGCAAAGCACTTGTACCGCAGTCACGCGTGAGGCGCAGGGATGTCCGTCGCACCAATCACCGCTTGAAGCTCGGGCAAACTTTTGCAGATATGAACCCCAGGCACAAAATCAGATTACCATGAACACCGAAACCGACCACGCACCCGAAGAAGAAGCCTTCCACAACGCCAGCAAGGGCGCAGAGCTTGACGGAGCACCATTGCTGGCGTTCTCGCCGGCCCGCGAGCGCGCTGCGCAGGCGATGGGAATGAAGATGCCAGGATGGAAGCCCGGCGAGATTGCCACGATTCAAAGCGGCGCGATGTACCCCGGCGCACTTCGGGACTCCACGATCTTCGCATGGCTGTGCTCCATCCCGACCGCGAGCGATCAGGAGGCTGAAAACATCGCCGAACGCGCCGCGGCAAAGCGTGACGCCCGCCCGCCCGTGTTTCAGAACGGCTGGACGGTGCAGCGCGCAGATCGCAACCCCGATGATGCCTACGAGGAGGCGTGCCGTTTCTGCGACGAGAAGAGAATCGTGCTCGGCTCCAACAAGCTCGTTGAAGCCTACGGACTGATGGTGTCCAAGGGGCTGGAGATCCTTTCGAGCCGGTTCACCATTGAAGGCGGTGAATCTGGCGGGGATGAATCGGGAAACGCAGTCTGAGGCAATCGGTATGGTTTAGCCGATTGTCTCGCGCAGCAAGCGCAACTGGACATACTGTAACATGGATTGATAACAATATGGACACCGTTTTAGTGAACGGGTATGAAGCTCTGTGGTACATGGACAGCATCCACTCCGATGAGGTTTCAGCGGGATACGCAGTACCAAGAGCATTCGGCGCGACGGTGCCGCATCGAATAGTTTCCGGTATTTGCGGTGGACAAGAACAGGAATTGGTTTGACGATTCACTGAGTTAAGCGTAAAAAAGACAAGCCATCGCGGAGTTCGTTGCTCCGAAATGGCTCTAACGCCAAGCACACATACATTATGCCGAACGCTTCAAACCCAATCGCGGAACTCACAGAAAAAGACAAGGAAAGATTCTGGAAACGAGTCGAAAAAAGAGGTCCAGACGAATGTTGGCTATGGCGCGGGCTTCTGACTAGAGGCGGATACGGAAGCATCAGGATAGGTCGAAAAATGGTCACTACGCACAGGGTTAGTTACTTCATTTCATTCGGACAAATCACAAATGGGCTTCACGCTCTGCACAAATGCGACGTTCGCAACTGCGTGAATCCGGCGCACATTTTTCTAGGGACGAATCTCGAAAACATGATTGACCGTGAGGCGAAGGGGCGAAACAAACCGCAGCGCGGAGACAAGAATGGTGCGCGACTTTATCCCGAACGACTCATGCGCGGAGACGGACATTGGGCGCGCACAAATCCAGAAAAAGTGAAACGAGGAATCCACCAATACGCGGCAAAACTGTCAGATGAAAAGGTGCGTGAAGCGAGGGCGAGACACGCAGCCGGAGGCGTGACATTCACTGACCTTGGAAAAGAATATGGAGTTTCAAACGTGGCGATCACGAATGCGATCAGAGGAAAGACGTGGGCATCCATTCCTCTGCTTGCGCCCGTGTCCGAGCTGGGGTAATAGTCTTGCATGGCTGGCCAACTTTCACTCGATACAAAGGGGTTCGCCGCGACTCTGAAAACGTACATGCAGCTCACACGGAAAGACATTTCCGAAGTGTTAAATTCGCGTGCTGGAGATGTCGCGTATCGGGCGGAGAAGTTCCAGCCGCGTGCGGACGCTGGAAAGATGGATGCGCTGTTGAAAGTTGGAGGGAAGAACTCGCCGGGCACTCTCAAAAGCGGCAAGCAAAGCAAAAACAAGCGCAACCAGACATTTCAGGCATCCGACTACGTGTATGCAGTGATCCGATTCTATCTCAAATACGGTAAAATGCCGCCGTTCGCTTACGGAGTGATGCCGAAAAAGCTGGCAGGCTTGCGTGGTAAGATTTCCGACTTGCAGCTTAACGCCGCCGCGAAACAGTATGTGAACGCCAAGAAATCCTCCATCGCCTACATCGCGGTTGGCTGGCTCATGGTGGCGCGATTCTTCGGCAAACAGGTCAGCATCGCGAAACTCAGCGCGAAGGGATGGGCATACCACTCGGACGGCATCAAGGCGACGCCGCAGAATCTCACTGCCACGCTTCGGAACTTCTCGCGCGGTGCAGACAAGGCACCGGGATCGTTGCAGGCATTGGATTCAGCGATGCGTTCCGTAGTGTCCGACATGCAGGACCACATCGCGAAAAAGATGACGGAGCGTGCCGTAAAAATGGCACTGGCAGGCAAGCCGTAAAAGATTCCGATTGACGGAACGATTATTTACGGCATGGTGCGGTGAATGAAAATCCTCAAACAGCTTCTCGGATGGAAACGCGGCATGGCCCGCAAAGGCGCAATCTCGGCACTCGCGCGCAAGATGGGAGTGCGGTTCAGCACCGTGAAAAATTGGGCACTCGGAAGCCCGATGAAGCTCGCCACGCAGGACTACATCGAGCGACTGCACGCATCCGGCGAACCGCTGGCGATGGCAAAGCTCGGCAGGCCATTCGGGACGAAAAAGAAAGTTTGCGAAAAAGTGAAAGATTGTTTGACAGCGCAGCAGGCACAGGCATAGTGACGGCCATGAATCCTGAACTTGTACTGCAACAACCTTGTGACTACGAATGCGCGTTCACGACGCCAGACCCGCTTTTCGAGAGCGACGAGTACTGCGCCCAAACCAAACTCGACGGCGTAAAGCTCATCATCTTTTCCGAGAACGGCGACCTCCGCGGTGAGTCACGCAGCGGTCGCGGCATGAAGCTCTCCGCAAAGACTCGCGCATTCATGCCGACGCACGGCACTTTCGTCGTGGAGGGAGAGCAAGGCGACAAGTCCACAGGCGACACCGGCTTTCAGGCGTTCGACGTGATCTCCGAAAACGGTGAGGACGTTCGGCATCTTTGCTACGCCGACCGGCTCGCCATCCTCGCGACGCTCGGCGTGCCCGTCATCCGCACGGTGTACGGTGCCGCGGCGAAGCGACGGCTGCACGTCGAGGTGTTTGCAAATGGCGGCGAGGGAATTGTGATGAAGCGCCTTGATGCCGTGTATCGGCCTGGCAAGACATCGGCGCAACTCAAGATCAAAAATTGGAAGTCCGATACCTTTCGGGTGACGCATGTTGACGGGATGGGGGTTGAGCTTTCGACGATGGCAGGCGTTCCTTGCGGACGTTGCGCTGGATACGCCAACGCAGGGGCGCTCGTGGAAGTCCGATTTCAGGAAGTGACTGAGGCTGGAAAGCTGCGTTGCCCGACGATCATCGGCACACGGGAGGATTTGGAGTAGCACAAGGCTTGCCACGGGCGCGCAAGCGTGTAAAGTGCGCGGCAATGATCGCGCAAATTCACGACTCGAAGGAGGTTGACCGTGCCTAACGGCGGGCCGCAGCTCACGGCCCGGCTTTCGCTAGATCCGAGCCAATTTGAGTCGAATCTAAAGAAGTCTCTGAGTTCGGCGAAAAGCGCATCGGCGGCGCTTGGCAAAATCGCGTTTAAGATTCCGTTGGCCGGAATTCACGCAGCGCAGAAAGCACTCAAAGGCTTCGCCGCTACGCTCGCCAGCATCGGCAAGGGCGGATTGAGCGGCCTCGGCGCATCGGCGCTTATGGGAGGCTGGCAGGGCATCGGCGGCGCGATTGCCAGCGTCGGCACGAAGATGGTGACAGGCACGCAGGACGCCTACGAATACGGGCGCGCGATGATGAACCTGTCCCGCGCGACAGGCATTTCCAAGGACAAGATCGCTGTGATGAGCCTCGCAATGGAGGATTCGCAGATTCAGGCGAACGAAACCATCATGGCGATCAAGATGATGGATCAGCTTTTCCTGAAGGCTGCTCACGGTGTCCATTCGGCGAGCACGGCCTTCGCGCAGCTTGGGCTGAACTGGAAGGAGATCATGCACTTGGAGCCTGCGGAGGCATTCGAGAAGGTCGGCGCGGCACTTGCAGCCGTGGAGAACCCGGCCCTGCGTTCAGCAGGAGCCATCACGATCTTCGGACGAACCGGCGCGAAGATGCTCAAGCTGTTTGAGCGCGGCGGGGCGCTGCAACTGGCCAGGGAAGCACTCGGATCGCAGGCTGGTATCGTGGCGAAAGATGGCGCGGCATTTGAACAGGTGGCGATTCGGCTCTCACACGTCGGCGTTAAGATCCGCGGCATCTTCATGGGGATTGCCAAAACGATCCTCCCGACCGTGGACAAATTTGTGAAGAAGTTTCACGCAATGGACTTCACTGAATGGGGCGAAAAGATTGGCAACGCGCTCAACAACGCGATGTCTTGGTTGGTGACATTCTGGAAAGAACCGGGGAAGACGATGGATGTTTGGTGGGCATACGCTCAGTTGAAGGCGCGAGAACTTGGCAACTTCTTTCTTGATATGATCGAACGCGCATTTCCGGGAATGGGTGACGCCATCATGGATGCCATCCTGATCACGAAGGCATGGGGCAAGATCATCCTTGGCACGGCGATTGACTTTGGAGGGGCATTGCTGAACGCTGGAAAAGCGTTCATTGATTACATCAAGACGAATTGGGATGCGTTAGGAATTGATGACTTGATATTGTTCATCAAGCACTCAGTATTAAAAGTCGGGCATGGCGAACTTTCTCCAGAGGAACGGGGAGCACTCATGCTTGGGCCTGAGGAAGATTTAGGTTTTGTGCCAAGCGGCTGGGATAACAAACCAAACTTTCCGGGCGCAGGTGAAAGAAACGATGATCGTGAAAGAGACAGGAGGCTTGCTAGAGAGATCGCAAGAATAGACAAGCCTCAAAAGGATCAGGAAGATTTGGTGAAAACGCTGGCTCTTTTAGGAATCGGAGCATCAACAGGTTCAACTGATGGAATTGCCACATTGTTCTCTGCTTTTAACCCAGGAAAAGGAATCTCCCGCGCATTGGCAGGGAAGCCGCAAGGACTGGCAGAAGAAGGATGGGCCGAACTCGAAGAAGCAAAGAACAGGACTAGGGGAAAAAAGGATCGCTTCGGCGCATACGAAGCCGGGCAGCAGCTCGCAAAAGCCGAACGCGCGATCATGCCGACTTATATGGCATCGCGGATGTTCCTTGCCATCGCACCACTGCTCGACAAGGCGCAGGAGGCATGGCTTCACCAGACCCGGAATGCCGGGGACAAGGTTGGGGATCTTTCCAGACACATCATCAATATGGAAAGAGGCACAGGGATTCAAGGAGCCTCGTTGATCGGTGCTCCTTGGCACGACCTAGGAGGATTTCGCGGCCACGGAATCAACCCCGAGGCCACTCACGGCGCTGGCCTGTTGAGTCACCGCGAGCTGGCCCGCTTCCGCAACAGCGCCATCGCTGCCCGCTCAGGTCGCATCCTCGCAGCCGGCGGAGATCCGTCCAAGCTCGGCAGGGGTGAGATGTTTGACCCCGACACCATGCGGCGTCCCGGCGAGACGGCCAACGGCGACCGTCGCCGAGCCAAGGCGTTTGCCAAGGAGGTCGCGCGCCGCGAGGCTGGCGAGGGAACGGACAACCAGCTTCTCGGAGACATCTCACGCAACACGGAAAAGAGCGCAAAAATAATGACGGAGGCATTCCAGTAATTCAATGGCGCTTAACATTCATTACATTGGAAACTCCGCATGGCGGCAGAACAAGCCGCCTGCGTGGAGCAAGAGCTTCGCGGGCGAGATGGACACTTGCACGCTTCAATGGCAGGGCGCGCAGTATCTTGAGAAGGCGTTTCTCGACTCGCTCACAGCATACCAGGCGCTCGTATATCTGAACGAGGCGGGCGTCACTGTCACTGACACAGCGATGCGGCTGATCAAGGCCAGCAGCGACGACAACCCGATTTGGCCGACTGTGACCCTGAGCTTCGACGGGTTCCGCAACGGAGCCGTGTCGGATGCGGTGGCTACCGATGGCAGGACTTCGCAGAGCGCGTCCACAACACACACGATCACGGATGATTCATCGGTGAACTACGGCAAGGCGATCACGATGAGCATCCAGTATTACGCGAATCGCACGGCGTACGAATGGACGCAACTCAGCAACCCATCAGGTACGCCGACATACGGCACGGTGCGAAACCCGCTCAGCTACTCAGGGCCATACGGCGACCCGAACATCTTTTACAGGAAGTTCAGCGGACAGGTTGATGATGACGGACAGCCAGCCTCGCAGATCCCGATTGGTGACGCGACGGCGGTGTGGAACACCTTCAGCGGCACCACTCAGATTTCAGACTTCACATCCAAGGAGCTTGTCCCCGGCTACGTGTGGCAGTGCAGTGCCACGGCGGAATTTCTCCTCGTCGGTTCTTAAGCCATGCCGCTACCGTCCGATCCTCCAATCCCGAAATTCAAATGGCCTGCGAAATGGTGGCAGTGGCTCATGGACTTGTATCTATGGATGCGCTCGACTCAGGCAATCCCGGACCCGGCAGATTTCGCCGTGTCGGAAAAGCCGAACGGCAGATATTTTTCGCTGCGACCGCAAGCCCCGAAAGCCCCGCCAGCCATTCCAGACCCGCGCGACTACCGGGAGTTTCACATCCTGTCCGCAGGGTTCAAGCGTGTGGTGGTGTACAACGGCACCCTTTTCGGCGAACTGCCGACCGGGTTCTCGACGGAAGACAACCCGATTTTTGAGCTGACCGGCCTTTCTGATGCCGATGAAATCTACGCCGCGGTGACGTGGGACAGGAGGGTAAAGGCAGACGGGACAAGCGCCATCACTACCCGCACGATTAAAAGCGCGGCATTTACTCCAGAGAATGACGTGCTTAACGGGCTTTTTTACTATCGGTTAGGATACGTCCGCATGGCGGAAGATAATATCCCGGTCGTCCATCAGGAACTTTGGGGGCCGATTGACGATCTGCCGGGCACTGCGACAAATCCTTATCTCATGCCGCCGTCGCCGGGGACGCAAACCACCGCGCAAACAGACTATTGGAATTTAACTGAGACGGGAAAGGGCAAGGACACAGGAGCGGCAAATCTCGCGCCAACTTACGACTCAGTGACGTTGAACAAATCGGGCTTTGTTCGGTTCGTAAATGACGATGGGAACCTGAAGGCGTTTCTTCGTGCTGTGACGATCAATTCCCTCGGCGCAATAACAATCGCGCCCGCCGAGACTCTTGCGTTTGAGCATGTGCAGATTGACGTGCTTGTGGGTTTACGGCTTTATGGCGGGGAGTTGCAGGGGCAATATAAGAAGGTATGGGTGATGGATGATGAAGCAAGCTCTCCCGAATGGGTGGATTTGATCACCACGACCGCCAGCGTGCCAGATACATGCCCCTAAGCAATGGCTGAGAAACTTCTAACAAACTGCGCGGCATCCACGCTGCTAACAAACTGCGCAGGGAATTCCCTGCTGATTAGTTGCCCCGGCTGCTGCGTTTGCGGCCCGGGGATCACGCTTCCGATTTATACGTACATCACCGGGGGTTACACAGGAACGGGATGCGGCTATCGGCTGTCAAACGGTGGGCCAGTTGCCGTTCCTCCGTGGTCAAGTGGATGCACGCCCGTCTATCAGACAGGCAAAGACATCACTGCGACAGTAGCCGGGCCGGGCTTTTCGCAGACCTTCGACGCACCTGCCTTTATAGGCTTGCCTACATGCAGTGAAAATTACAGTTCCATTGAAGTGCAGTGTGTGGACGATTGCGGAATGCTGGTGTATGCCGGTCATGCACAGCTTGACTTTCGTGGCCCGCCATCTGTCCCGCAAGCAGCGGGGCCGGGTGCGACATTGACTGTCACATACGATGATTGTGTGGCATGGCTGGCTGCGTGGTTGGCTGGCGCAGCATTCCCAAATCCTGACCCGCCGTGGTGCGGGAACCCAATGGGCTGCACTCCTTGCTGATGAACAGTGAACTTCCAAGTGGTGCGGCTAAAGCCGCCAGCTTCATAGCTGCTGCCGCAAAAGCTGCGATGGGTGTCCTTTCAACCGGGAAGCTGATTGCTGCGCCGGATGTTCGCGCGGAGCGGATGGCGGTTTGCGAAGCCTGCCCAAGTTTCCTAGCGTCAGAGGACATCCTTGGCCCACAGTGTTCAGTCTGCGGATGCTTCCTTAAAGCAAAGACCGCCCTCATTACGCAAAGTTGCCCTGATGGAAAATGGTGACGAGCTATCAAGAGGATTGACATCGAGCCGTGATCAACCCGTAGTGATTCCGCCCTCCCCCGCGACGGCTGGCACCACAATTCAGTGCGTGTAATCACGCCGCGCTTGACGCACTCCCGAAAATCCGCTACAAAAGACGAACCGCCGCGATGTATTCAGCACCGCGACGGCTCTAAACATCAGCACACTTACATTATGCCGACGCCTACACAAACAATCCCCACCCTCACGGAAAAAGACAAGTCTCGATTTTGGGGCAAAGTTGAGAAGCTAGGAAACGAAAGCGGTTGCTGGCTGTGGGCCGGATATTCTGATTCCGCAGGGTATGGGAATTTTCAACTGCTAAAACTGCCAAGGAAGGCGCATCGCGTTGCGTTCGTTTTAAGCGGGCGCAAACTCATGGAAGGAATGTGCGTGTTGCATAAATGCGACACGCCTGGATGCGTGAACCCGGCACATCTTCGCGCAGGAACGCATCGCGAAAATTCCAAGGACATGGTTTCAAAAGGGAGGCAGGCACGCGGCGAAACTCACATGAGCAGGACAAAGCCAGAGGCGTTGCTTCGCGGGGTCAAAAATCCGAGGGCAATTCTTGACGATGCTGCGGTTCACAAAATCCGAGCGCGTTTCGCAAAAGGAGAGGCGATTTCTGTCTTGCGTGAAGAAATCGGGGTGTCGCACGGGTGCATCAGCAGCATCGTTCATGGCCGGAGTTGGAAGCACCTTGTCGCTTGACTCCTCCGGCGATTTCCTTTAATGATTCAAAATGCCTCGCGACCTCGACCTCACATGGGATATTGCCACGGGTGAATTTACGTTTGACAGAACGGTTGGGAATTATGTGAAGCGGCAGGAAACGCTTTTCCTAAACGTCACAATCGTCGCCGATGGAGCGACGACGACCGCGCCGACAGGCATGAAGTCGAGCCTCAAGCCGGTGAATGCGCCCACGAACACGCTGGCGCAGTGGTCAACATTCGCACAGGTCGGAGCCACAAACGTCTATCGGGCTTCGACCACGCTGAACTCATCGGCGATTGACACGCTTCTCGGTGCCACGTCAGACACATGGAACTGCGTATTCGACATGGCCGGCGACGGCGTTACGGAGTCAGACACTTTGGCCGTGGTTCTGAAAACGAATCAGACAAGAGATAATGACACAGCACCGACCGCGCTGCTTGAGCGCAACGATTTCCTCGTCACGAACGGCACCGGCCTGCTCGTCAACGTCGCAGCAGGCTACTCGGCGAACGGCGCATTCGTGGCAGCGCAAAGCAGCCTCGCAATCACCAACGCGACGAACTACATCGAAGTTACGGCGGCAGGCGTGGCCAGCGTCAACACCACGGCATTCACGGCTGGCAGCTACCCGCTGGCAACCATTGTCGCGAGCGCGGGCGCAATCACGGCCAACACGGATCTCCGCGCGTGGATTACGCCGAAGCCATCCGCAGATGAACTGCCCTCCCAAACCGGCAACAGCGGCAAATATCTCACCACGAACGGCACGGCTACTTCGTGGGGTGCCGTCAGCACGGGCCTCACAGTCGGCACCAGCGCCATCGCCAGCGGCACTAGCGGGCGCATCCTCTACGACAACGCGGGAGTCCTTGGGGAGCTACCAGTCGGCACCGGAGTCGCGACGGCACTGGCGATCAACGTGGGCAGCGCTGGGGCGTTCCTGACATCGGCTGTAACCAGCATCACCGGCGCGGCAAACGAGATCACAGTCACCGGCACGACGACGCCGACGCTCTCGCTGCCCTC